GTGCGTTTCACCATCAAGGTCAACATATTCACCTTCAGGACGACCTCTTATGGTATGTTTGCCGGGGTCACGAGATGGGTTCCAGTATTTAGAACGAGTGTATTCATCCCATGCCGGATTGCTTGTATCTGCCAGCGAACCAGAACCCCATTCAGTTGTTAATGCTCCTATTCCACTTGCTGAGACGATTCCAACCACTTGACCGGCTATCACCATTACTTCTTTATGAATCATGTCTCTACGGACTTCTGGGGGGGCTTTGCTTTGAACCTGTGACCAGAGCCAATCGGTTAAGGCTTCACACTCGACTAAAAGCATAGTCTGCAAGCCTTTAGCCATAGCTTGACTGTCAATTCTTATACCCATAGCATCACCACACTAACCAGCAGTCCAAATGCTTAACTGAACGACCATTGCGCCGGGTACGCTAAATCGGTCTATATCATCTACCCGATAGTCACGTCCTACTACTTCAGCTTTATCGTTTAACAAAAGCCCATCATCATTAGGACAAGTAAGTTTCATCACGGTAGTGTCCAATAAACCAGTGTCTAGCTCGCGCATTTTGCCGTTAATCTGGTCAGCACGACAGGCCAGAGCATTTATAATGGTTGAAGGAGATTCTCCTGTAGGATTGCCGTCATCGTCATAAGTGGTTGTTGTCCTGTTCACAGTTAAAGTAGCATTGCAAATCAATCCATAAGCGATAATGGCGACTTCCTGTCCCTGAATTGTCTCCTTGCGGGATACGACTGTTACAAACTGCTCGTTACCGCAGGTTACTAACTCACCAGTAGTTAGATTAGATTCCAGCAGGCAGTTAATCATTCGCTTGTTCTGCACCGAATAATCAGATAAGGTTTTACCTATCTTGCCAATTATTGCTTTGCCCGTATAGTCCGTTGGAGTGCGGGATATGGTAATTGACAAACCTTCTTCTTGAATGTGACTAGACTTCGAGTCTATCATTAAATACCACCCCCACAGGACTGATTATTACGTCCTCTTGTCCGGTTGCTATACAGATGTATTCTCTTACCAATCCCTCAAATTCTCGCTTTTTCCTGTCCCAGTTAGTCGCTTGAATTTTGAAAGAATAAAGAGTTTCATCCTGTTGCATAACCTTCACTCTTTGAGCCATACCAGGGCAAAGCAGAGCACAGACTTGAGCGATAGCAGCAGATTGCAAGAAGGTCAAATCATCACCCGTTAAACTCGCATACCCGGGGACTGATTTAATTATCAATGCTTCTGCTAGTGTCGCCTTGGATTGAATATCCGCATCGGGAAGTATGCTAGTTGTTACCCCCATATCGACACGGACTTGAGCTTCATATCCTGTTGCTAGGATTTTATTAGCGATATTTTCACCCCCTTTAAATTGGGGAAGGGGCAGCGCAATTAGCACTACCCCTTTCAAAACTAGGCGTTAGTTGTCAGGGTCTTTACCACATCGGGGAACAGGGTAGCAAAGCCGGTTACTTGAGACAGCACGATAGTCTCAAACTGGCTCTTAATCATGCGGTCAGTTTCCACAATGTCAGCACCGATTTCAGTTACCTGCTCAAGCGCATATTTCGGGTCAATAACCAGAACTTTATTCTCAATAGTGGACGAAGGCAGATATACGTAACGCATCGGACCGGAGAATACATTCTGAGCCAGATTTGCACCACCACCGACAGGAGTTCCGCCGTTCATGGATGCCACCAGGGTAAGCGGATCTATAACCGGGGGCTGAATGCCCAATACTTTAATGAGCTGAGTTTCATCCACAATGGCAGTGGTGCCCTTATACGGATAGAATTTCAGCCGGAATTTCAGCCAGCTTTCCCAATCTATGCCGTCGGCCACAACGCCACCGAGTGCAGTCAGGTTGTAGTTAGTCGCAGCGGTATTGGCGTTACCGTCACCGCTAATCAGGACGTTAACAGCTCTTTCTGCAAGGTCAAGTCCGGTCTGCTGGAGAATACCCTCAATCAACCGAGCCAGCATATCAATGCGAATGCGACGTACATATTCATAAGACATATCAATCGCGCGGCCCTCTTTGTTAAGGGTTACTGAATGCTCATGCCCAGTAATGGTAGTGGTCGGAATCTCTGCGCCCTGTGCAACGCGTTTCTTCTGTTTTGCGGCAGTGGACAGGTCTACATAAAAGGTTTTATAAGCGTTGCCCTGAATCGGGGTTTTAATTGCCACCAGTTCATTCAGAATGTCGGGGGCGGTCATAGCCTGCCGGGCAGTCCGGTTAATAAATTCGGGGAATAAAACGTCGGAGCTTGAAGTGCCGAGGAAGAATTTATCCACGGTATCAGCATACATGCCCTTTGCCGGGTCACTCTTGGTCTGAATACCATTAGCCAGCATTTGCCGTTCAAAGGCATCAAGTTGCCCCAACCAAGCATCATTGCCTACATACTGATTAGAAGGGTCAAGAATCTCCAAGTGCTGAGACAGGGTTCTGCCTTCTTTGTAGGCTTCTTTATAAACATTAGTTCCGGTTCCTGCCAGTTGGTCAGCTAGTCCGCGGAATCCATTAGGTTTAGTTTCCATTATCAAGTCACTTCCTTTCAATTGTTCAGAAAACACAAAAACCCGTCGAATATGACGGGTTTACAGTTTTTAGTTGTCGGCTAAATTAACCGAGTTTCACAATAGCCTTGTGGTTGGTTGCATCAACAGCAACGGCACGAACACCAGTAGCGGCAGCGGCCAATGCTCCTTTACCGGCACCGTCCAACTCTACCCAAGAGCCGTTAGTCACCTCGTTAGATGCAGTAACGTTATGCTCAATGTCGATTTCGGCATAACCTCTGTCCTGGACACCTACTGCATCGGTTTCAAATACCTTTAGCACCCCAAAAGGAGTACCGGCATCTGCACCAAGTCCCCATTCTCCAATGTCCGAGATGGTGCCAATTTTGCCAATATCGGTAGCGGCAATTCCAGTATCGGGTACAAGGGTTATTGCGTGAAAATCAATATTCAACAGTCTCTCTTTAGCTTCCGCATAAGTCATAGCCATCTAATATACACTTCCTTTCAAATTAAAGTACACGGTAGTAAATTTCATAACTACCTTTTAGTCCAGCACTTGCGCCACCAGCAACCACGGAAGCAGTTACCCATTTACCTTTAGCAAGTCTCTGGGCAGCTTTGCCGTTAGTACCAGCCGACTCAAGGTTGGTGAAGGTTCCAGAGGCGGCATTAATATCCTTGCCGTCAATCAGGTTGTCACTGGAAGTAGTCGCATTGGTTGCGGTTGTGCCTACATCAGCAGAACATGCGCCGGTAGTTTTGGTGGTTACCACAAGGGCAACGTGCTCAACGATAATATCTCCATCTTCCGGGTTTGCCCAGGAGAATATACCGCCGCCAGTGTCTACGGCAGCCAGCGCACCAGTAACCTTTTTAAGCGCACCACGGTTAAGTTCGTCGGCACTTGCGGCTACTTCTTTACCCTTAATTTTAAGTCCATTGATTTTAATACCAGTTTTCAATCTTGCACCCCCTTACCTTCCTACTTTGTAGAGTTCGGGGTCAACCGCCTGTTGGAGTCCACCTTCCGGCAGGTGCAAGTCCTCGCCCTTTGTTCTTGAAGGCGGGATACCGAGTTTAGCCAGAGCTGAATTTTCCCATGCCTCGCCCATCTCCTTGATTTCGTCAATGGACAGGTTAGCGAACATCTTCTTATAGGTTTCCTCTTTGAAGTCGTTCTTCTGGTCGCGGACACCGGATGCAAGAGCGGCCGTGATTACATCCTCACGATATTTGTTGCCCAAGTCGGCAAGGGGAGTCAGTTCAGCTACCTTCGCAGTCAGTTCGGCAACCTCGGTATTCTTGGATTCCACGTCAAGCTTGAACTGTTCGTTTTCCTTGGTCAGGGCGTCAATCTGCCCTTCCAGAGCCAGTTTTTCTTTTTCGTCCACTTGGTTTTCACTTCCTTTCTTTGATTTGGCCTTTAGGGCCTCGTTTAAGGTTCCGTCAAGCGCATCTGCCATTAAGTGCTCGTGTCCTGCGTCTAATAGTTCTTTCACGCACTCTTTATGTTTTGCGGTCAACTTCGCCATTGTCCAACCTTCGGGTAATTCCTCTTCTGAATACATTTGGTGGTACAATTGATGCAGCTCGCTTGCATCACGTAGATTCTCGCTTTCAATCTGGAATGTCGCTGAGGTTGAGGATAAACAACAAAAAACCGGTGCGTCTTTGTTCACCAGCTTTAGGTCTGCTATGTTGTTGAGCTTTACCATCTTTTCAGTGTTCGGCGGTTTTTCACCACTTGCTGAAAGTCCCAATACCCCTGCATCGGGATAAGCACCTGCGCAGACGATTGAGTTTTCAATCATGCAACTGTTGTCTGGACGCGGTGGTGGAGCAGGTTTTGCAATTACGGTGCATAATACTTCTTCGCCATCATCCTTATAAACCCTACCGGGATAATGTCTACAGTTCTCATAGTCCCTTATATCGTTATGGCAAATTGAACATTCAGAAAAGCCCCATGATACTGATACAGAGCTATCATGCAGTATACCAGCATCTATCTGTTGGCTAATATCATCGGTGGTAAAATCACCCACATAGGTCTTACTTGATTTTGGCATGAACATTGAGCCATCTAATTGCAATTTGTCGCCATCACTTACAAGTTCACCTTCAAAAAATCTGCCAAACGGAAGGGTAACTTTATCTACCCATGTATTACCGAATGTATGGTCTGCTATTTGCGCTACATCGCCATTATTGACGTTATTAAGGTATATTTCTAACAGCGAAGGGTCAAACTGTAGATACCTTGAAGGAATATAGCCAGTTCCTAAAAGTCGGAACGGATGAACATGCACATCATCGGCGCTTAGCTGAGTCTTTGCGAATCGGTTAATCTTTGCTAACTGTTCAGGTGTTGGTTTTGCCATTACTTACACCCCCTCGCCAGAATTTGAACTACAAGTAACTATCGGGGATGGATAAGCAGGGACAGGAATCGGAACATATAGAGGATTTTGGGAATTAGAAAATGCCTGTTCTTGCTCAATAATGGTTTCCACGGTTTTAATTACTCTGCCCTCAAGGTCATATTCGTGCGTTATTGTCTTTGTAACTACCTTCAAATGTCTTACCTCCCTTCATACTCATATCTACCGGCTTGCCGCCATAACTGCACCCTTTCAAAACTTCCATAATTTCCTCATCACGAAGTTTTTTCTTTGCCTCTATGACTGCTTTATCAATTTCGCTTTGTGTTGCAAGCCCCATCTAATCACCTACCCTACAACTTCATACGGGCAACCTGCTGTTACCGCTTTAGCTATTGCCGCAAAGGTCAAGGTATTGCCCGAACAAGCCGTTATGGTGCAGTAATAGTCCACGTTCTCAACAGTTACCTTGGCAACTTTGCCCTTGTATAAGTCAGTTTCAAAGCTTTTGGTTGTATCAACTATTGTAGTAGTGCTGCCGCCTGTTGCTACGCTGCGTACCGATACAAGCCTAACAGACGGAATTATCTCATCGGTTAGCCATTCATAAGCCTGTTGACTATAGTCCTTAAAACTCATGTTTCACTCCCTTTCTATTGATTCGCTGGGGGACTGCCATGTCTATTGGCTTCCAACCCGCTATTCTTGCGTTTCTCTGCCGCTTCCTTTTTCATTTCGTCCCAACCTTCGGGTAAGCCAACAAGTCCCAGCATTGAACGAATGAGATTAGTCTGCTCCAAATCGCTTATATCGCCACAGTCACGGGCAAATGTTATAATGTCCTGCCTTGTCTGCAATTCAGCCACTACCTGCAATTCGCTTCTGAGGTCTACTGGCGCAAATTCTACGTCTACCCAACCTCTAACACCTTCTAGGTTTAATGCCATCGTTAAAGCGCGTTCTAGCAGGTTTTCGACTACCTGTTGCACTGATTCTATTCCACGAGAATAGAGTTTTAATTCAGCAGCATAGGATTCTTTAGAAGTGTCTGCGCTTATGCCGATAATAGAGGATAAGGTTTTAAGCGCAGCAGCAAGTGATTTGTTGATCGTGTTTATTACTGCATCAACCCTAATGGTGCTACCTGCGCCGCCCTTGCCGACTAAATCTAAATCTGCACTATCCCACAGAACAGGTATGGCATCAGGCTCCAAGTTTCGCATAGAAGTCTGAACGTCAAGCCTTATCTTATCCATCCATTCTTTATACTTAACAGGGTCATTCTGAATGTGGATAGGCGCGTTCTTTTTGGCTATTTCCTCAAGTAACTTAATCCTCATACGAGGATAACCGGTTTGATGCACCGCTGCCTGCAGGTCATTCAAAAAGCCTATTTGCCAAGCCACTATCTGAATTAGCGATATTAGCGGGCTTGCCCCATAAGGGTCATCGGGCGCAGGGTCTAACGGCTGATATATGATTGTCGGATAGTCAATCTTTGTATAACCCATACTGCCAGGTATTGTCTGCTTCTGATATGGCACTAATCGCCCGTTTTCAGTCTTAAAGTAAAGTGTTGCGCTGTCAAAAACCTGTAGCCTATCCATCCTACCGATAGAGTTTAAAACTAATTCGCTACCAGCACCGCCGCGCATCATCACGTTTAAGAGCAGTTGGCCGCTTATTAAGTCAATTCCCCTAGCTTCTTGGAAGTGATTGCCGTTATTGGCATGGTTGAGCTTCCATATCAAGCCGTCTAGCACCTTTTGACCGCGTTTACTATCTTCACCCGTCACCGTTTTAGCTTTAAAGGTAAGTGTGGAATTGGCTACTCGCAGGAATTGCCAGATACTAAAGCTGGTTTCTGGATGGTTGTGTCGCAACAAGTCCAGCAGGTCATTTGTGCTATGGTTTTTGAATTGAGTTATGTCTAACTGCCTTGTCTGCTCGAATTTTCTAGGCATAAAGGCAAAGTTTAAATACCTTGCCATAGGATATTGTTCTGTTTTAGCTGTACCCGAAGATGGGGGATTATCGGGACTTCTAGCTTGCTCTTTTGACTTCGCAAATATCGCAAAGGGATTTTTCATTTTATCACCTGCCTTTACCGGATACGTTTAAAACCTGTTAATTTTCCAAGTTCAAGGTCTTTGTTGCAAATAAGGCATTTATCCCTTAATGTTGCTTTGGCGGTAACATCATGCCCATTAGGGCAAATAACATCAAAATCACCAGCAATTGCACCATATCCATCATCTGCTACTCCGAATATTCCGTTTAAAATCCCTATAAGTCCTACGCTATAACCAACACCTGAAAGAGCGGGGCCGGCCACTTGAATAGTAGGATGATTGGCTAATATCTCATTGCAAAACACCCTAATTGCAACCAATTCATTAATAGCCTCTGGGTCTTTAGCGAAAGCATCATTAAGCAATTCAATAACATCATCAATGGTTACGCTGTCTTTTAACATTCCATTTCCTCCTTACCAATTAACACTAACGCCGACTATATCGGGCATCATCGAGTGTTCAAATTCTGTCTCAACGGTTGTTATCAAGCTAACTGCCATCTGCAAGGCATCTGCTTCATCATCAGTTCGCCATTTGCCTAAATAACAAAGTTCTTGTACCAGTTCTCTTTGTGACCGATGCAAGCGCAAATAGCCATTCTTTAGCAACGGCATTAAGCCCATGATTCGTAAAATCTTATCTGTTGTCGGCTTAATTTCTATGATGTTAAGATAAACCCCACGCTTTGCCGATGCTTGCCGTAAGTTATGAGCAAATAATTCCTGAAACTGTACTGTCTCACAACCAAACTGCTGAAACGGATATTGAACGGCATAACCTAAAATGTCCTCAATGATTATATCTGGGTGTCGTCTTTTGCCATCAGATTGAATAACGTACATATAACCTGCTTCATCTTTGGCAATTATCGCGATACTGGACTTGTCGGAACGCCGTGTCTTTCCCATACTGGGGTCTACCGCGCCCACTATGGCGCATTTACTTAAATCGGGCAATGTATCATAAAAAACTATTTCATCTTCCCTTATAGGGCAATCTGCGGGGTTAATAGGCTCATTCTGAACCTCACTATTGAACGATGCTATACCCTCATCAATTATCATCACGCGGTAGTCATAGTAAGTTACTTTTTCAGGCCATAAGACTTGAACGCCATCAAGCAATTCCTCTTTGTTCTGTTCATAAAAAAGCCGGGCTGTTTCCACCCGGTTAATGTCGTCTAAATTGGTATATAATCGTTCCCATTCTGCCCATAAACCTGAATGAGATTCGCTGATTACACCTTGATATTTCTTTGTCTTAAATCCTGGTCGTCGCAACAATTTAGAAAGCAAACTGTCATAGTGTAAAATCGTTCCAATTACGATTATGTCGGTCTTTTCGTCTCCTGCTTTGCTAATGGCTTTATCAAACCAAGATTCTAGCTTCTTGCGCTGGTCTTCGCTTTCTACATTTTCATCGTTTTCAGCATCATCAATAATAAACAGGTCAGGTCTAAAATTCTTATGCTTTAATCCGCGAATGGCTTTACCGGAACCTTTGGCCGCTATTTTAACATCGTTTTTTAGCAGTATTTCGTCCATTCTCCAAGTACCACCTTGAAGTTTGCCGAAGTCTTGAATTATCGCATCGTTTCCGGCTACTTCTTCTTTGATGTTGCCTAAATAGCTTTCAGCTTGACCGCTACTATCTGAAATTAGGATTATAAACCGCTTTTTGCGGTATAAAGCACACCATAAAGGGAGAATAAAGTCCCACAAGGTAGTTTTAGCACTGCCCCGGGGAGAAGCTATAGCAACTTTATTCCCGCCTTTACTATTAACTATCTGTTCCATGAGGTCATACATTTCAAGGTGAAAGCCCGGGATAGCACTAGAAAAATATTGATAAAAATATACTCGCGCGAAGAAGATTATGTCTATCTGCCCAAGTTCCCTTCTTAATCCGTGCGGTCCATATAGTTTTTTGTCGGCAAGAATTGTCTCTATTTCTTCCCGCGAAAAGTATTTCGGTAGATATTCAAAAACTAATTCTGATAAATATTGCTCATAATCCATTGCCATCACCACCCAATACAACAAAAAAACCGGCAAGGGCAAGCCGGTTAGTTTAAGCCTTAATAAAAACCCAATCATCCGTTAGCGGAAGGGGCGCGATATAATCGGGGCTATATTCCTCTTTATTGGTTGAAAAAACCACGATGCGCCCTGTATAAGCCTTCAGGACATCTTGTAAATCGCAGGTAATTACATCATCCAAAATAATTTGTTCATACTTAGAAAAACCATGCCCTAAAAGCTGATTGGCCGCTACATAATCAATTCCCCAAATTTTAAATTCAGGGGCGTCTTCCGGCCAATTAGCAACAACGAGAGTATGGCGCAACAGAGAGGCCATTTGAGCAGTAGTAGTCTTACCAACGCCACGATCAACTTCCACCCATAATCTCTTTTGGCTCCCGGTTATTACTTTATTCTGCCACTTAGCTAAAGGCCTAATCTTACCATTGGCTTTTGGATTGTTTTTAAGTAACCGCAATTCCTCTACAGCGTGGTGCCTTGTTTCGTGCAGAATATTGATGACCATGCGCTTAATAGCGGTTTCCTGCTTGTCGGGTAAGCCTATACTTTCAACAATATTGAGTAATTCACCTTTGACGCCATTAAGCAGGATATGCCCTAGCAAGCCATCCACATATTCAATATGTTCTCCATCAAATATCTTGGCCTCCGCTGGGATATCGCCTACACACTCGTAACCATCAAAAAAACCGTTTTTCGCTTTCATTGCCTTACCTCACTTTCTTTTTTTAATTCCCTTGCCTTGCTTTGCCCTTGCCTAAATAAAAAAAACCACCAACATAAAGCCGGTGACTCTCGCCTGAATTATTATGGAGCCGACTAGAAGGACTTGAACCCCTAACTTGATGTTTACAGGACATCCGCTCTACCAATTGAGCTAAGTCGGCATATGGCAGGAGTGACAGGACTCGAACCTGCATATCAACGATTAACAGTCGTTTGCCTTACCAAATCGGCTACACTCCTACATTGCCGTTGCTTAGGCTCAACGGCTAAAGCCTACGCATTTCAGGTGAGCAGTCCGGGGACTTGCACCCCGGAACGGTTATGGCTTGTGCAGTCATAGGCGGGACACATCCTCGTGCATATCCCCCCATAACCTCTTTTAGCGTCTATCTTTCGCCACTGCTCACTAATTCAGGTAAATATTAAACGGGTATTCAGCCCTTGGCATTATGCTCTGGCACAACCCTAAGTCTATGCCGAATACCCGGCAACCTCAATGCAGAACCTCTCCCGCATTGCCCATTTCAGCATTGTTAAGAGGCTTGGCAATGTCTGTTTTTAGAGTGCCATGTAATATCAAATTACACCTGTGCTCTTCTGTGCGCATCCTATTGGTTGCTAGGTAATTTACCGCTGTGCCATAGACCAGCATATCTGCTAAAAGACATATTAGTCAACGGTTACTATGGACTTACTGAGCGGTTGCCAAGTACATTCAAATCCCTTTCGGGTGTCTGCTCACTTAATTTAAAGTTACATCAATAAATACAAGCAATAAACAAGATAACTCAAATAGGTTATCTCTATTACCCCTAAAGGCACTCTAATATAGGCAGGAGGGCTATGCAAAGCTTGTTCCTCGCCATTATCAATAGTTTTTAGAATCTTTTTACTCAAACGAAGCTTATCCCATATATTCCAGGCAAAATATGCAGCAGTAAGCAATATTACCATTTTTGCATTAATTAATAATGCCGCCCATACCGTAAATAATGTTGGAACAAAAACAGCTAAAATAAACGTAGCACATAACGATGCGCCTAAATATTTCTTGTCTTGCTTATTTAATTCCAAGGAAGAAGGACAAAAAATCGCCTTAATTCCCATACAAATCCCCAACAGCAAAAACCCGATCAAAATAATCATTCCCATTTTAAACCTCCCCTTTAAGTTAAAATATTAAACGGCTATCCTCTCACCTAACGGGTGTCGTTGCTGAATAAATCAGTATCATTGAGGATAGCCGTCTATATCCAGTTTTTATAATCATCTTTTATGGTCCGATAAAACGGTATAAATTCGTTTTTGCACCGCGTTATCGTACCTTCCTTATCTACATGCACTTCAATTATCCAGCCGCCCACATGAGCAGCTATTCGTTTGCCCTTCATCCATGGGGTTTGAGCACAAGCAGTACCACACTCGAAAGCATGAATATTGCGATAAAAAAGATACATAGATTTATGATGATGTCCATTTAGCAAAATATTGGGTTTCTCGCCACCGCTCATAGAATCTATTAACTTCTGAATACTATAACTTAAGGCATAACTTGCCCCGTCAAGCGGATGATTGATTTCGAGCACACAGTTTGGAGTAATGTTCACTTTAGCGTTATATATCCCTAAATACTGCATATCCTCACGCGCCGCCGCGATAGGGACGCCTATATCATGACCTCCGTTTTTAATATGAGAAATATCATGGTTACCCAAGATAAATTTCGTTACTATCCCTTTGCGATAAGGATGATTCTTGATTATGTAATTTGCTTGGTCGTCTGCTCCATGAACAAATATTTCATGCTCATGCCCAGCGCGCATCTTAAAACCATCGGATATGTCACCAGGGTCGTAAACTGTTCTTATTCCCTCTGCCTCAAATGTGTCATACAATTTATTTAATAGCGTCAGCTGTTGATATTTAGAGCAAAAATGCTTGTCCGACACTACTCCAAAGCGAATAATCTTATTACCGCTCCATGGTTCATCATGAATATTTTCTTGTAGCACAACTGTGCGGCATAAATGCAAAATTCCATCCCGGTTCTCTATTGAATAACCCTGCTCTATTAAATCATCTATATAAGCCTGCATCACCCTTTGAGATACTTTAAAACTGTCGCTAAGAGCAGACAAGGCAATCTCTTTGTTTAGAGCTTTTAAAACCTGCTGGTGAACATCGGGACCGGAATCTTTTGCAGGCATAGAAAAAGCCGGATTATCATCTTTCCCGGCCTTTAATAACGAATCTATCTCTTTTTGGTTCCGCTGGACAAATCGCCTTAGGTTTCGTTCATCCATCCCTAGAACTCTTGCCACCCCAGCTTTAGAACCTATCTGTTTATAATGTCTTGCATATATCTCCGGGGTAAGTTTCGGTTTTTTCCCCATATTATCTCTCCTTAAATTCTCCACATTCGCCACACCACCCGGCACTTTACCACTACTCCCCAAGGAGTTCCCAAAAGTGGAGATAAAATATAAAAACCCCGCACTGACGGGGCTTAATCACATATATTTTTTGTTTTTAAAATCCCGTATTGAAGGATGCTCGTCCATCAGGCATCACCTGCCTATCCTTATACTGCCTATAGCTTCTGCTAGAGCCAAGGCAACGAAAAACGTCATCCACGGATGAGCTATACACCATTCTGCCATTAGGCATCACCACCTTAATATCCTAGCCAGCATCGCCTTCCACGTTCGTCAACTCCCATTAGCCAAAACCTGTTTCTAGTCCGCTTGACTTGCCAGCCTTTGGCTTTATAGATGAAATATTCTCTGCGGTTTATTGCTTTCACAGTTAATCCTCCCTCACTATCGCTATTAACTGCCTCAAACTGGCACCTAAGTCCTTGTTTATGATGCAGTAATCAGCAATTTCTAAGTTATCAAATTCTCCAGAACGAAAGGCATGTCTTATCCTGTCGGCTATTGCATCTTCATCGTCGCCCCTGGCTCTCATTCGCTCTGCCGCCAGCTTGACAGGTACATAAACATAGATAATTTTAACCAAATCACCGTAAAGGTTCTTGAATTGCTCTGCACCGTGTTTATCAACTATAGTAAAGGCGCAAGTGCTAGAAGATAAAACTCGTTCAACCTCGCGCTTGCTGGTCCCGTACAAATTTAAATCGTACTTCGTCTGCTCCACCATTTCTATCTGAACAAAATCTTCATGCTTAACAAAATAGTAAGTCTTCCCTTGCGCTTCTCCCGGGCGCATTAAGCGGGTGGTGTGTGAAACGAGTTCAGGAATGTCTAATTCTTTGAGATATTGCGCCAGCGTAGTTTTGCCTGAACCGCTAGGGCCGAGAAGGGCGTATATCATTTGGCAGTCACCGCCTCTGGCAATTTTTTAATTTCCTCCAACACTTCTTGAATGTTGTAGCCCAAAACGAGATAATAATTTCCAAGTTGGTTATTGTCATCCTTAATTCTTACTGTCCACCCACCATCTGGCCCGCACATCTCCATTGCAATACCAATTGGCTCCCATATGATTTCTTCTGCCTCCCAACCTTTTTCTTTTAAAGCTTTAGCGATTTTATCTGTATTCCTGCTCATTCCCTCACCCCGCAATCAGGCACATCATCAAGGCTGTAAAATATCTGTAAGCCCAACTCTTTAGCATGTTCTTGCTCTATATCTGCACCCTTTGAACTACCGATAAAATACAGGGCATCACATTTCTCCAAAAAAGCTAAATCCATATCTATATAGCTCTGCCAATCAAAGTTATAGCCCATCAGTTTAGCAACTTCGTCAAATTCATCATACAAATGCGGAATAATTGGATAATGCCCTTTGGCTCGAATCGCTATGCCAGCTTTTACGGCAACCAAGACGTTACCCCATCGCTCCTCTATTGTTAAAGCTGAATATGGACCGCTTACGAATATCATTAATGGTTTCATTAGAACCCTCCTTAACCGAATAAACTCATTTGCTCTCCATAAAAACAACCCGGCACTTCTGCACCGGATTTTAAACTTCCCCATTGTTCTGCCATAGCATCAGCTATGCCTTGAAAGGTCCTTGCTCTGTTTTTTTGCCTGTCTTTACCACCCTTATTAAACCAATTGCCAGGGACCTTTGTACTTTGAGCAGACTCAACCATATTGGTCGGCTCCAAAAGGGGTAAGTTTTTTAACCACAAACAAGTCTTTTTCTGAAATGGCTCGCCGAAATAATACGGTTGAATTATTTGCGTATACGGCGGCAAACCATACACCTTGCTAGGTATAGGGTTTTCAACTGCTATAAAAGGAATATCTGCATCATATAAAGCCATAAAAAACTCTTTAGCATCTAATCCTTTTTTAAGCCTATCGGTGTTTAAAACGCCTTTAGGATACAGGTGCTTGGCCCCCGCATTACTTAAATAAGTACATGGTGGGTGAGCTATCATTAAATCCCAACCATCATTTAATATTCTCAATACGTCTCCTTGAATATGATAAGTAGGGTCAGCATCGGTTGGGGAAATGTCGCAACTCCAAGCGTCATGCCCACCCCGTCTGAAGGCATCGCGAACAACACCGCTATATTCACAAGCAACTAAAACCTTCAATCCAAACACCTGCCTTTCAGTGTCTGCCTGCAAATAACAAAAGGCTTATATCAGGCAGTAGGCATCTGCTTTTCGGGAGCTACCCTAGATATAAGCCCTGTATTAACTTAAAAACCTAACTTCCGTTTAACTCTCTCCCAAAAGGAAACGTTCCTCTCAACTATCACAACCACCGGCTCTCCGGCTTCCGTCTTGGCTTCAATAAACTCCTGCAAGTCCAACAACAACTGCTCATAGTCTCGCTGCTCTCGCTTATCCAAAAGGGAAATGATTTTATCCTTCATGAAATCACCTCTGCCTATTTGCGGTAATCCTCCCACCAAACAGAGTTGAAAACCGCTTTCATGTCAACATATCGCGTTAAGTCCGTTTCCTCTTTTGGTATTTCTCTGCCTTCCGGTGGTTGATATGGTTGGACAAAAGGCTTAATGCCTATGCCTTTTAAAAACCGTATCCGCTGAATTGCATCCTCTATCTCCCCTGGTTTCAACAGAACATAGCATGAATAGTCCCTTGGACGTGCGTTATACCAACGAAGTAACTCAACCGCTTTATGAACGTATTTCATCTGTCCAGCAGTATCACAAGCTAAACGAATTGGCTTCCACCATTTCACCCTTGAGAGTAGCTTGGCTATCGAATCATCAACTAATCTGGAATCAAGCCCCTGGTTAAAATCAACCTTAACGCCCATCTTCGCTATTTTCTCAATTTGTTTTATGCCCCAATCATGAGCTAGTACGTTGTTATCCATTAACAAAACCTTGTCGTGTCGGCAAAAGTCCTCTATGTCGGCATACGGGCGAATATCACCTTCCTTATGAGGCACGAAGCACCACGGGCATTTATTCGGACAACCGCGAGTTAGAAAACCTAAAGAGTAGTCCATATCGGGATACAACTTATAATCGGGACATATGGAATCTATTTCGGATGGCAACTGCAAATCTATGTTGTAACCTGTACCGCCCTTAATAATCTCGACATTATCAGGAAAGTAATTGTAGTCGGATGTGAAAGTAAATACCTTGCTGGCATAAATGCGATCTGGCTTGCCGCCAAATAAAGGGTCATAAAAAAATACCGAATCACCTTTGCTTTTGTGGTAACTCGATATTTTCATCAACGCTAAATTAGGCATCTTGGAATCAACGTCTATTAGCCCAATTCCCATTCAATCACCTGCCTAAAAATAAAAAAAACACTCCAAAGAGTGCCAAAATCCCGCGAAAATATAAAACTAACTTCAATTCCCCAAACATAGGGGTACGGCTTCGTAGATTTACTTAAGTAGCTTAACCATTATCCCATTAGCCTTGCCCACATTCTTCCTACGATGATATTCCCAATCTTTCCGATACTTTAAGAACGGCTCAACTTTGGTTCTGCTATTCAACGCCAAACACAACACGCCACAAAGAAATAATTTAGCCGCTCTACTCACCTGAGCCTTGCGCTTAACCGTATTAATCTGCACACAACTCTCTAGCATGCCTTCAAGGATTAGATTAGCTGCGCCGATATTAAGTTCGGCATCAATAATCCTATCGGGCAGCAACACCTCATCTGCCTTTAAAATGTCACGGATCTCATCGTGGTAGTTCTCTCTTAGATATTCTTTAATGAGCATGTTAAACCTCCATTGAATTTATTAGCTTGGCATATCGCTTATCGGTTAAATAACCCATTCTATGCAATATCTCTATCTGCTCTTTACTTAATCCCTTCGCGTGATACCAAAAGAACAAGAAAACAGGGGAATATAATCTTTTATACCACCAATGACTGCGATACCAACAACAAAAAGCATAGAAAGTATCATCTAGTAAACTGCCTATGGATTCGAACATAAAATCCCTCCTAAATTGAATTGTCTGACAACTTCAAAAACCTGCTACGAATTATGAATGTGCCCTTTGCTGCCCCGCTGACACGCCCGGCATAGACAGAAGCGGCCCCCCCCTACCCTGTATAACCTGCTATGGCCTAGCCTGAAGGGACAAGAGCCAACCAACTCCAGGCAAAATGCTAAAACGGTATAAATCTCGCAAGTTTTAAAAGCCTGTATATTGGGCATAGTAAACAATAGTACCTAAACTATAGCAATCTCGGTACTAATACTGAGGCAATTGGGCAACCTATAATAAGCCCTAACTCTCGCCCTTGCGGCTGTCTAATAGCTCTCTTAAACTCGGACCTGCATCTATGGTCTGGTGGACGTTGACCGTGGCCGTAGGTTGGTATATGCCGGCAAGCTCAAGTAGCATCTTAATAGCTGCTGTATCACCCATGGCCGCTTGCGCGTTAAGAGCCTGTGATGCAGGAGCCGCGCCGGATAGTAGCATGGTCTGGCATAGCTCTGTATAAGCCTTTTTAAAGCTCTCATCCTTAAATAAGGCATAGTATGTAGTCCTTGATATATTGGCAATCTCGCATTGCTTTGTTATATTCATAGTCCGGCATTCCGGCCGGGTAACCACTTCTAGGAGACGGATTGCCGCATCGGTCAGGTCGTTCTTGGCGGCTACAATGTCAATTTTATGCGTTAAGTCACTCATAGTATCACATCCTCATTCGTTCAGTATAGCCGGGAGGTTGACTGGCTTTTTCGTACTGCATAATTATTCATTCTCCTGTATATTTATTCATTGTACTTCCTTATTTGATTACTTACATTTCTAATATGACACACAATGAAATATATATGACGCACATTGAACCTTAACATTGTTAATTGTGCTATACTATTTGCTTAATCTTACACGCTAATTAAAAAACGACTCTTACACGCTGATCGTTTGGTTATGCCAAACGAGTTTTATTAGCGACAGGAGTTATTACTTTTTGCCTTGAGGGGACCCTTAATCTTATATATCTTAAGAAGCATTTAACGAGGTAAAATCGATTTGCGCCTTACGGCATCCGAGGATTGGGGCTATTTTTTTACAGTACAAAAATGCACTTTTTTAGGGTCAGAAAAGTACAAATTTGCACTTTTTTTAAACCGTGTATTCTTCTTCTGGCTCTTCTAGTGTTGTTGCCGTATTAAAGGTGTTTATAAGGCTTGCGCCAGGGGTTTTCCCGTTAAGCGCAAACTGGGGGTTAATTACAAGGCCTCGTTTTTTATCGTTGGCCAGGTAGGCTAAAATCTTCTTTTCCATCAGTCCGGCAACCGCTTTTCTTCTGGATCTCGGCTCCAGTCCGGTTATTTTTTCTATGTCTGCCCAAGATAACGGCTGTTTTTTAATGCCGAGCGTAACGCCGTCGCCTACAAGTAAATTAGA